GTACTTCAACAAATGTTACACCCTTGATTTCAACATTAAAAGCAGAGGTTAAATATAATTAATGGCAAATCATGATTACAATATAGCAAATGCTACTGCTCCTCAAGTGAGAGCTGATATAAATAACGCACTCTTAGCAATTGTTTCTGTGAACTCTGGTGGATCACAACCACCTGATACTTTTGCTAATATGCTTTGGTATGACACAAGTGCCAATCAATTGAAGATGAGGAATGAAGCAGACTCAAACTGGATAGTTTTATTGGAATCAGATCAAACAAATAACAGAGTAAACTTAATAACTGATGACATCCAATACGCAACATCAGCAGGAACAGAGGTTAAAAATACAAGTGGGACAACAGTTCTTGCTTTAAAAGTTCCAACACAAACAACAGCAGAGACAGGGACTGAAACTACACAAGTTATGACACCTTTAAGAACCAAACAATCAATTCAAGCAAATGCTATAACATCTGTAGTTGCAGGATCAGGAATATCTGTTTCAACGTCAAGTGGTGCCGCAACTGTGACAAATTCTTTTTCTGTAGGAGCAGGACAAGGACTTGATGTAAGTGGTTCAACTATTAGCATGGAAGATAGTTTTTTAGAAAATGTCAGTGGACATTTTACCACAAGTACGACAAGTTTTACAAATAATAGATCATTTCCAGTTTTAGTCTGTGGAAGAAGAAACTCAACGAGTTCCACCAATTTCACTGTAAATATTGGAGGATCAAACCAAACTCTTGATATGCAGGATGGAGATGGTGGCACCTTTGATAATGTTGTTTGTATTCTTCCAGTAGGAGCAACAGTAAGTAATGCAAATGGAATGACCTTGTTGATAACAGAATTAAGGCCTGGCTAATGTCAATTGGAAGAATGAGGCATAAACTCCACATTCAGGAACAGGAAAGATCATCAGATGGTGGGGGATCTCAATCTGTGACATATAAAGATGCTTTCTCTGTGTTTGGTATGATTGAACCAAAATCAGGGTCAGAAAGAGTCTTTGGGGATCAATTAGAGGAAAGAGTGACTCATATAATCACAACACGATTCAGCAGGAAGATCACATTTAAGAATCGTATAGAGTACAGATTCAACAGAGATGGAGAAAATTTCTCACGAATATTCAATATTAAGAGGGTCATCAATAAAAATACAAGAGATAGATATCTTGAGATTCTTTGTGAGGAAGGAGTTGCTACATGAAGATAACTATGTCAGTCAGTAGAAAAAAGATGTATGGAACAACCAAAAAAGGGGTAAGAAATGAAGTGGTGAAGATCATTACTTATGGTCTAAACGAAACACGAAATACTGCTGTTACTGGAATTGCTCAAGGTAAAAAAACAGGCAAGGTAAGACCAGATGGAAGTAGAGCATCAGCAGTTGGAGAATACCCTGCAACAGACACTGGTTTTCTTGCAAATAATATTGTTATCAAAAGAGATGTTGATGGTCTTGGTGGGGATGTGGAAAGTAGAGCAGATTATTCATCCCATTTAGAGTTTGGCACATCAAAAATGGGAGCAAGACCTTTTATGCAACCATCACTAGAATCCACAAGACCAAAAATAAAAAGAAGATTGAGAGCAGTGTTTAGATAATGGCATTACATTCCTTTGCATTACAACAAGCTATATTTTCCACATTGAATGGAGCAACTATCAATGATGCAAGTGGTACTGCAATCAAGGGTGTTTTTGATGATGTGCCTGAAAACACAGGATACCCTTACATTGTTATAGGAGAAGAGACAGCAACAAATATTGACACAAAAGACAAGGATGCTCATGAACACACATTGACCATTCATGTATGGAGTCAATATAGGGGTCGTAAAGAAATAAAAAATATTATGAGTTCAGTCTATACTTTGCTACATAATGCTAGTATAACTGTTAGTGGTGCTTCCTTAGTGAATATCAGACATGAGTTTGAGAATACACTAACTGAAGCTGATGGAATAACTAGGCATGGGGTCATCAGATTTCGCGCTGTGGTTTTTGATAGCTAAAGGAGAAGTAAAATGGCGGCACAAAGAGGTAAAGCCTTATTATTAAAAGTAGATATTAATGGTACAATGACAACAATTGGTGGAATGCGATCAACATCAATGACACTCAATGATGAAGCAGTTGACATTACAAACAAAGATAGTGGTTCTCAAAGAGAATTATTGCCTGCAGGAGGTATTCTTTCAATGAGTATTACTGCATCTGGTGTCTTTACAGATTCAACAGCAGAACAAACCTTAAGAAGTGCTTATGGAACATCAACATTCAAAAGCTATAATGTAATCGTTCCAGACTTGGGTACATACGCAGGAACATTCATGATTGCAAGTCTTGAGTATGCAGGAGAATACAATGGTGAAGCAACCTACAGTGTTACTCTTGAATCATCAGGTGCAGTGACATTCTCAGCGGCTTAAAAATGGCTTGGTCAACTACAACCATTATAAACAACAAGAAAACTGAATATCCTGCTCATTTCAAGAAATTGGGTGGAGAATATACTTTTGCTCTTACATCAGCTGTCCAACTGGATGGGGTTCATATAAGTCGTGGACTAGATAAAACTTTTACTTGTGGTGGTCATAAACACACGATCATCTCAGTAGAGGACTTCGCCAATCGTGGTGAAGAATTTATTGTCAAAACAACAGTGGAGTATAAGAAAAATGTCAAATCATCTAAGGGGTGAGGTTGAGATAAAGTTAGGAGAAGATGTTTTCAATTGTAAACTTAATTTTGATTCACTTGTGAGAATAGAAACTGCTCTTGATACACCCATCATAAAACTTGCAGGAAAGATATCAGAGGCAGATATGAAAATGACTGAAGTGAGTTATATTCTCTACACAGCAATTAAAGGCGGTGGAAAAGATATAACAGAAAAAGAGGTCAATGATCTTATATGGAAAGCAGGGTTTATTGATGGTATCAAAGCATGCGGAGATATTTTATCAATGGCATTAGCATCAGGTGATGAAGAAAAAAAGTAATTAGGGGTAGACAGGCAACAGAAATCAAATGGAGAGATCTTCTACAGACAGGGTTAGGGGTTTTAAGAATGACACCAGATGAATTTTGGAACATGACAATGATTGAGTTCTGTAGTGCTTGTGATGGATTTGCTCGTTTCAATGGAGCAGATAGAAATGCCCCAATGACCAGAGATGAATTAGAGGATCTCAGAGAGAGGTATCCAGACTAATGGCAACCATTGATAAAGTAGTACTTAGAATTGAAGCTGATTTAAAAGATGTAAATCAGAAACTGCGAAGTATGGAAAAAAATGTAAAGACCAGTACAGAAAAATCAGCAAAAGCATTTAGAAACTTTAGTAATATTGCAAAATTAGCTATTGGAAGTGTACTGGTTACACAACTTGGTAGACTTGGAGCATCTGTAATCAGAGCATCATCTGCTGTTGAAGAGATGGAAGGTAAATTCAATGTTGTATTTGGTAGTCTTGCAGGGGATGTTAAACAACAATTAGATTCTTTTGGAAATTCAGTTGGGAGATCAACACACGAACTCCAAGAAATGGCATCCTCAGTTCAAGATACTTTTGTTCCTCTTGGTTTTTCAAGAAAAACTGCATCTGATTTATCTGTCACTCTAACAAAACTTGCTGTAGATACAGGATCATTTAACAACACATTAGCACCAGATGTTATGAGAGCATTCCAATCTGCCTTGGTTGGTAATCACGAAACAGTCAGAAGATTTGGTATTATTATTGATGAAGCGGCAATAAAACAAGAACTCCTTAATATGGGTATTGAAGGAGGAACAAAATCAGCAACTGCGGCTCAAAAAGTTCAAGCAAGACTTAACCTTATTACAGCAGGACTTGGGGATGCTATTGGTGATGCTGAAAGAACAGCAGGGAGTTTTGCAAATACATCTCAGAGATTAAGTGCTGAAATTTCTGAACTTGCTGTTGCACTTGGCTCAAAACTTATGAGTCCCCTAGCAGGGGTACTTGGAGTAATGGCTGATATGGTTGAGGCAACGAAAAATTTCCTTATGCAAATTGGTCTAATAGAAGCAACAAATGCTGATCAGAAAATGCTTATCTTGGCAAGTAATATTGCTGAAATGAAACATCAAATGGAAACTGCAAAGTCACAAGCAAAAGAATTAGGAGCATTACAGTCAACTGCGAAAAATCATGCTACTGAATTGGGCAAGGCAAATGCTAAAGCAAATGCGTTTGAAATCAAAGCAAGAATGAGAGATGTAGAGTTATTAAAAGAGAAAATAGCTCTTAAAGAAAAAGAACTAGAACTAACAGCAGAAAAATCTGCAACTTTCAAAAAATTTGGTTTAACAACTCCAACTACTGATTCTGGCACATCTACAACCACAGGAGAAACAATAGAAAATGAAGGTATCAAAAAACTTAATGCGTCAATTGAAGAAACAAAACAAAAGATAAAATTATATAATGATGCTCTTCAATTGATGGATGACAAAAACCTACAAGTAAATTTATCCATGATGTCTTTTGCTGAAGCTGTAAAAATTGCAGGAGAAGAAGGTCTTAATCTTGAAACTATATTGAAATCACAGACCATAGAACTGGAAAGAGTAAAAGAAAAGTATCAAGAAGCACAGAGAGCAACTGAAGAATTCAAAAAAGAACAAAAAAGATTAGAAGAAGCAATTAATAAAACATTTATTGGGGTTGTTGAGAGTTTAGCAAATACTTTTGAAGATTCCCTTATAAGTGCTTTAGATGGATCAAAGTCAGCCTTAGAAGGATTTAAAGACTTTTCAAGACAATTGGTTCAAGAGATACTTAAAACTTATTTGAGATTGTCAGTAATAAATCCAATAATCAACAGTATATTTGGTGGCAGTGGATTCCAAGCTAGACCAACAATGGGTGGTGGAGATATTGCAAGCAGATTTATTGACATTGGAAGAAGAGCATTTGGAGGTGCCGCAAGTGGTGGAACAATACAAGGAAGAAGACCAGTTATGGTTGGAGAAAGAGGGCCTGAAATGTTCATACCCAATACAGGGGGTAGAATTGTAC